TTATCTCTTAACTTAGCTTCAGCAGCTATTAAAGCAATACGTATTTTTGTTTCTCTATCTTTTTCATTTTGCTCATTTTCATTCTCCATTGTATCTCTAGTCAATTCTCTTTGAGCTTCAGCCTGTTCTGCTTCAGCTTGTTGCTGTGCTTCTGCTAATTGTTGTTGAGCAGATTCGGCAGATTTAATTTTTTCTTTAATTTCACTAAAATTATCTGCATCTACCATTTCAGCAATAGTAGAAGCTGGTACTCCATTTTGTACCATAGATTGTGCAAGTTGTTTTAATATTTCTAACTTGTCTTGATCTTGACCTGAGTCTGAAACAAATATTCCATATTCGGATTCCATATGTTTTAAACTATCTAAATCAAATAACTCTTTTGTACCATCTGACATGATGTACATTCCTTTTTTACCTGTTAACCAAGCTTCTTTTGAATAATCTAATAATGCTTGCAAATCTCTTTGTTCTAATCTAGAAAATTTTCTAAATATATCTTCTGTAATATGAGATGATTGTACAATAGCTTGTTGAGATGTAGCTTTACCTTCATAATTACCAACTTGTCCTTGTCTTTGTCTATTTACTCCAGAAACTTTTTCCCACTCTATCATTATAGAATCTAATAAAGCAATATATTGTTCAATTGTTTTAATAGATAAATCTAATACTCCTTGATGTTGCGGAGATAATTGTATACCTTCTTTATTATAATCTACCCACGCGATACCTGTACCTTCTACATAGTACATAAATTTATCCATATCCCATTTCTTTGGGATCATATTAATATCAAATTGCGCAATTATATCTTTACTTTTAGCTATAGCTAACTCTAATCTATATTTATAAATGTTATAATTTAATTGGTAAGGTATTCCTAAAGATACTAAAGATATATTTTTTGTATTTAAGTCAGAATATTTTCTACCATTAATTGGAAGTTTACATTTAGACGGGTTGTCCATAGATGCTCTTTGATTTGTACATGGTTCTATTTTAACATATAAATTACCATCTATTCTTGTACCTTCCCAAACTTCATTAATCCATTGCCAATCTACTGTAGCTCCCATTTGTTTTAATTGAGCAGGCATTCTAAACTTTTCATCTACTATTCTTTCTTCCCAAGATCCTGTTTGAGGATCTAGATAATTTAAAAATCCAACTTTTTTTCTACTCTTCCAATATACAGTAACTACTTCTATAAGTCTTTCTCTATACATTTCTCTATCATCTGCTCTACTAGAAACTGTTAAATACGAATCCATGCTAGCATTTTCGGGTTCTTCTAATCTTAAAATTTGAGAATCATCTAAAAAGTCTCTGTAATGATCTATAATAGTAGATGCATGTACATATTTTCTAATTAAAGCCCAATCTCCATCTTCAACAAATTCTACATCAGGATCTTTATCATAGTCAATATCTAAAGGATTTAAAATTTCATAAAAAGGCTCTGAGCTACGAACTCCTCTCCAAGTGTATACTTCCCCAGATACTAGAAAGTGAAACCATGCTTTTTGTAATTTATCATAAATTTCTTGATGTTGCATGATAAAGCTCATAGCTTGCTGACCTTTTATTGCTCTGATGTCGGTGTAATTATTTTCAAACATTTGGGATATATGTTGAGGCATTTCAACTTCTTGGCTTGGCACTCCTGTTTGTTGGCCAGCTTCATTCATTTTATTTATAAACTGCTGTTCTAAATTTTTATAGAGCAGTTCTTTTTTAGCCTCTTCTTTAATTGTAATTGCATCAGAATTTTGTACGGTAACGGTGTAATTGAGAGGTCGTTTAGATTTCTCTCCCAGTAGTAGATCTATAATAGGTTTAATAATAGGATAGTTACGCATTTTAGAGGGGAAGTTTTGCCTTGTTTTACCGTAAGGCTTAAGTACGTATCTATAATCTACTTCATCTATTACACCGTTATAATAATCATATAGAGTTTTTAACCAGTCACGTCTTTCACTGTAACCGGCTGTTGAGAGATCTATGTATGCTTCTACACATGCTTCTCTCCATTTCTTAGTTTTTTTACTAAGATTTAATTTTTGTTGAGGAATTTTATTTGAACCTAAATACATATCTATACTATTAACCTATTGTACACAAAAATAATATTATTTTCTTAAAATACTATAATATTTTATAATTTTACCTGTTATATTATAATATAGCACTTAATAATAATTGCTAGCAAACCACTTATCTGCAGCTCTATCATCTAACACATCTTTAACTTCAGCATTGTATAATTCTCTAGTATGATACATTCCTACCATAAGAGACATAACACGGTCAAAATTACCATCATGATTAAATTTAATAAGTTCTTGCAGTAATCCAAGATCATATATTTTATGCATGTTTAATAATTTTTTTCCACTCTCATCTGTAGATCTTACAGTATTTAACCAGTCTCTTATGTATATTTCTCCCTGCCTTTTTCTAGGTTCAGTCATGTGCATACCATATTGCCTTTTAACAGTTCGTGATCTTAAATCTTTTTTATCTAACATCTCAAACTCTTCTTGCAGTCTATGTAATTTTCTATGCCTTCGCGCATACGCAATTACTTCTCCACGATCATTCTCAAAACCTATTTTAGCATTATAATAATCGGCTAACATAAATAAATTTTTATTAAACTCATCTTGAGAATGTGGACGTGCTACATAACTAGCAACTATTAAATCATCAGGTCGTGATATATTGTTAACTCTTTTGATAACATATGCAGATCCTAAAGAAGAAGAATCTGCTGATTGAGATTGAGCATAAGGATCATGACATACTAAATACATATTAATAGGAACTTGTTGCTCTGCATTTTTATAAGGAGATTCATAAATAGTTACGCATCCTTGTAAATTATCTTCTTTTCTATGAGGAAATCTATTTACAGGTTTAGCGTCACCATCTACTTTAAACTCTATAGTTCCAGTTGATGAGTAATATAAAAGTCCATTTGTTCCTACAGCTTGTAAATTATTTACTCTTACATTATTGTATTGTTCTTGTAAAGAAGCTATATCAAAAAGATTAGACGATACTTGAAGTGTAGCTTCTCTAGGATTTTTTGGATGCTCTGCTACATACTGATCATAAGCTTTTGGATCATTTGTACCTTTCTTTTTTAATCTATTTCCTTCTTCAAATTCTGTAGCTGCATCTCTATCTGAATTACCATCATCATCAATAAATCCTTCTAAATTTTCTTGTATAGGCACAAAATATCCACAATATGTTCCTTTTCCTCCTGCGTCCCATTCATTTTCAAACGCTAAACAATCATAAGAATCTGGATTATAAAATAACTCTTCCATTCCTTCAAAATCTGCACCTTCTGTACCACCTGTTCCAAATGCAACCATAGTTCCAAGAGTTTTTGCACCTTGACGCATTACAGGCATAGTAACTTCCCAAGCTTTTAATAAACCTGGGAAGGCACCAGCCTCTTCAAAGAATATAAGCTCTCCAGCTTTACCCCTCACTTTATCAGGAGCGTCTTTCAGCGATACGCCCATTATTTGGCTTTTCATTCCTAACTCTACGTCCGCTCCGTTTACATTTTTCTTATATCCAGACACTTTAATCATTTCCCTATCTCTTAATCTAGGTTGTGTCCATGCTGTATTGTTATCTACAAAAGATAATATATCCCAAGCTTTTGATAATAATCCATCCCCAATTAAATATTCTTTTTGACTGGCGAATACAAAATTTTTACTATTTCTTATATGAAAATAGTTTCTAGCAAGCATAGCAGCAGCTTTGTAAGAATATCCCTTACGTCTAGCTTTTAAAACAATCATATGTTTGTTTTCTTTTCTTGCTCGATCTATAGAATTAAAATATTTCCAGTCACCATCGTAGAATGCTGGAAATGTTCTTTCTCTTCTTGCTATAATTGTACCATCTGGGAGTTCCTCATCAACAGATCTGTCAATAGGACAATAATTTAAATAAAAATAATGATTTCCTGTAATAGATAAATTACCGTAGCTATAACCATACAAACACCTATGCCTTTCTTCGTCCCAAAACTCATAATAATCTTTAGTGCCAGGAATAGCAAAAGTATAAGTCCCATTTTTAATAAAACTTAAAGCTGCAGGTCTAAGTTTGTCTGTGTTTTTAAGCATTTAGATTTTAGTTTATTTAATTCTGCACATTTTTCGTACTGTTCTAACTCTTCAAAATGACTAATTAATAATTCTAATGTACCCCCATCCCTACCATCACTGGATATAGGATCAAAAGGTAAAAAGAATTCTGTATAATCATCATTTTCTAACTCTAAATAAATATCATCTAATGTTTTTCTTTTTGTAACAATTAAAAAAGCATTGTCCATTGATTTATTGTAATCCTCTAAATCTTCTAGGAACTTCATCTGACTATCGTTTTCCTCCATCATACTCCACTGCATAGCCTTCCTCTATTAATTGATCATTCACACAAACTTTAGTTATAGTTTCTCTTCCAGAAAGTTTACTAATGTGTAATTTTCCTAAAACCCTGCCGTATTTTCCTATGTCTTGAGATTCTAATTCAAATTCATTAGCAGATCCTTCTAACATTTCTTTTAGTCTAGCTTTAGAAGCTAATCCCATCTTTTTTTCTGCTAAGTTTCTTGTTCTAGATTCTGGTGCATTAATACCAGACAATCTAATTCTTTTTTTGATCTTAATGTCAAATCCTAAATCTATTTCAGCGTCTATAGTATCACCATCAACTATTTTAACAACTGTTGCGTTATATGTATACATTTTTTTCTTTTTATTTCCACAATTCAAACCCGCAATTAAGAATCATAATTCTATGTTCTTTAATATCAAAGTTTAAATAAATTTCTAAGACGGTTAAAAAACCTAACCTTATTGTGAATTCAAAGATACTACTTTTTTTACGACTTTTCCAAGAGTTTATCCAATCTATTTTCATTACTGACTATATTTATTTGTTATTACGCCTCCTCTATTTTGATTTGCAGCTTGTTCTTCTTTCTTAACTAATTCTTCTAATTTAGATAAGCCAGACACTACATCACCCATCTTAGATAGGTTAGCAACTAGATCTTTAGCTGTAAAAATAGGTTTACCATTATCATCCATTAAAGTTAAATCTATATCTCTAAAATATTGTTCTAATTTAGTTACAGATAATCTTGCAGATTTTAATAGCTTAACAGCAGAGGTTTCTGCTAATTCTTTATACTTGTCACAAGCAGCATTTATTTTACTGCTTATTTTATGTTCTGTTTTAAAAATACTTTTTATTACTTCTTCCTTTCTTTTTTCTTCATCATAAACACAAAATGGGGAATTATGATCGCACATAAAATATACATACGATAATTCTAAAATTGACAAACTTTTAAATTCTAAAATTGTCAATGCATACGCAGAAGGTATTACATTATTATTATCTATCGTTAGTAGATCCATTTTTTGTTAAGTATTTTAATCGATTTTTATTTACATGAAATTTACCAAAGTATGGTAATCTAATAGTTTTAAATTTACCTTCATTTATTATATTAGATACAAATTTAAATTGATGCATTACAATATTTTCTATTGTTTGCAATGGAAGATTATATTTATTTGCTAGTTTTTGAATTATTATCTTCTGGGTTTTCTGCATCATTTATTTTTTTATATGTTACTTTTAAATTATTAGAAGTTAAATCTTTTGCTTTTAAATTACCAAAGCCTCTTTTTTCATTAACTAGTTTAGCTGCTTTTATAGCTCTTTTTTTATCTAATATTTCTTGTTTTCTTTTTTCTTTTTCTTCCTGCTCATCAAAATTCTTTTTTAATTCTAACGCAGCTTTATCCATAAATACAGGTTTCCATCTTTCTGGTTTATCAGGACATGTTGTTGTTTTCCATTTAGCTTTATGTTCTAATAAACAACCACACAACCCACATCTCATACTACTTTTAATTAAATGTGGACATGTATTACAAGTCTCTAATCTTTCTATATATACTTTATTAGAAACATTTGGGGCACCTTCTTTAATATACTTTGTTAGTTCTCCTGCAAATGTTTTTGCCATTTGAAAAATACTAGGCGGCTTTGGTTCTTCTTTTTTACTCATATTGATCTACTTCTATTTTTAATAACTTACCATGTTTATCCTGCATAATTATAATTACATAAGGATAACATTGATATTCCATTATAACATAATTTTTATACAATATTGATTTCAATTTTTTTAATTTGAGGATTTAACATTTTATTAACTGCATACGATCCTTTATTAAATGTTAAAGCTCCTTTATCTTTTAATTTTTTAATATAATTATTTAAATCATTAGGGTCTTCAAATTGTAGTAATTTAGCTACATCATCTTTATTTTTCTTACTACATAAATTTTTTCTTTTAGCTGTTATATTTACTTTTATAAAAGCTGATACAACTTCTAACTCTTTATTTGTAAGATCAAATATCCCATTCCATATTTGCAATCTTTTATATATACTATTTGCTTTTATCTTTACTTTCATCTATTGTTAAATATATTATATATTCATTTTTTCCTATAGAACATTCTAAGTCCCATGTATTAGATATATTCTCACTCCCCCATTCATGTAAACTTTCATTAAAATCTCTTAGTGTATACATAAACTCTTCAAAATTAGTTATTCTAAATTCTGTTTTTTTCATCCTTCTTTTGAATTACCGCTTTCCCATTTTGTATTACAATTTTAGATCTTTTAGATTGTCTATTAAATTCATCAATATGGGTATTTATATCTTTTCTACTACAAATAAAAGATAAAAATACTTGTAATTCTTTTATACTATAAGCAGTGTTATCCTTTAATGTATCTAAATTAGTTTTTGATTCTACCAATTTGTGATAATCTTTTAAGCTAATAGTAACAGTCCCTGTCATTTTATAGTTTACCTAAAATATTGTATTCTGGGACAATAATAAACTCTCCCTCATCTAAATGTAAGACACGAGCTTCTACTGTTGGATCTACCATTACAGTTTCTCCTACCTCACAAAATTTACATTCAGGACCTTTAGCTACTACTTTTAATATATTCGTAGTTATAGCTCCTGCTGTTTTTGAGTCTAAAATAATTCCTGATTCTGTTACCTTCTTTGCTGGATTTGGGAGTAATAACCACTGACCATAAGGTTGAAATGTTGTTTTCTTTGCCATTTTATTATAAATTAGTTCTTTGCAAATATATAATAAAAATAATTATAAAAACAAATTATAAATGAAGTTTTTCATTTTTGGATATACCTCTCCCCTTAGAGATTAGTTTAATTTTGAATTTCTACTTACCGTTTTTAGCCTTCGTAGGTACATTTCTATCAGCCTATAGTATTACTCCTACCTAAGTTTTATATCAAAACAATTTTTGGAATTATCGGGGACAACCGTGACTAATAAATTAGTTCGTAAACCCAACTTCTGACCCTATAACTACTTTCGCCCTCTAGGGTGATCTATGATTCCAGTACAATATTAAACAATTCCTACAACAAATGCAAGTATTATTATTAATATATATAAATAATTTGAAATATCTATTTTCATAATATTGCAATATACTAATCTAATGTTAGATAAATATTAATAGAATGTAAAAAAATTATTAAAAAAATTTTTTTAAAAAAATCTGTGAGAGTGTGGGGGTATTAAGAACCGCACCCCATCAAGTTGTTGTATTAACAACAGCCCTACGGGCTCTTAAATTATTTATTTATGTCAAACAAAACTAAATTATATGCTATTAAGTACAACGATGTAAACAACGTTGTAACACTATGTGACCAACCACTAGGTGGTGGTACACAAGTAAATGTACTTGGCGACACAGCTAAGCTGTTCGACCAAGATCTCAAACCTACAAGGTTTGCTTCTTATAAAATCTTAGATAGTGCAAGCACTACCGAAGAGTTAAAGAAGAAGTTTTCTAAACCAATTGAACTCACAGAGCTCAAATGGGGAGAACAGAAGGACGGCGTCCTCTACAATGTAGAGAAAGCCTAACCTTCAAGGGGGACTAACGTCCCCTTTTTTATTTATCGTGTGCGGATCTGATACTATTGGCTTTTATTGTGTGTGTATGTGCTTGCCAGCCATCACACGCATGATTTCACCGTGTATCATGTCCTTAACTTATTTACTTAATCATATAATATAACACTTATAACAATATAGAAAGGCTGTACCTGTTTTTACAGATAGTAGTATTTATACTGCAACAGCGTAATCCTGAGCATGATGACAAACTGTTCAAATCTAACAGAGTAAACTGTATAAATCATTATTATAAACTTAATTAATAGGTCGTGTCTCACCACTAATTAAATTATGAAAACATTAAAAACAATTTTTAATCTTGCAAAATACTTTGTAGTCTTTGCACTTATGTTAATCCTTATGTTAGGTGGTGCATATTTCTTTATATGGTCAATAATACTTTCATTTAAGTACATTGCTATATTCTTACTTGCATCAGTTGCATTTGGAATGGGAGCGTTTATGCTGAATACAGTAGTAGATTCATTAAACAAATGAGTCTATTCATAATATCAATATTGTTAGTAATTATATATGTAATATTGTATGAAGCATTATAGGGGTAGATCTATTGTTAAGGTGATCTACCCTTATATTTATTTAACTTACTTAAACTTAGAACTTATGAACATTGTAAAAATAGAACCGTGTAAAGAGTGTGGCTCAAATCGTGGGCAATTAATGGAACTAAAGACAACAGTAGCTGACTGTATTAAATGTGGTCATCTATGTGATGTAGATACTGTTGTGTATGAATATGATGAAGCAGTTAATGATATTATAGAATGTCATGTTGCACATCAAGCAGAACAAAGAGAACTAACAGAATGGGAAAAACAACAGCTGTTAGATTATGGATATGTAAAATATAAACCTAAAAATAAATAGATATGGGAATGGATGTATATGGGTTAAACCCAACAATAACAGGAGACAAACCAGGGTTTCCTGATAATTTTAGAGACTTATCACAAAAAGCACAAGATTATTATTGGGAGTTAGATAAAGAGTGGGATGATAATAATCCTGGTTATTACTTTAGAGCTAATATATGGTCATGGCGTGTAATACATGCATTGTGTGATGCTGCTATTTCAAAATATGAGCTTGACATGAACACAGAAGGATGGGGTCATAACTCTGGTCATGGTCTTAAGATTACCTCTGAGTGTTACAAACTTGCAGATGCTCTTGAGGATTTTGTAGAAAGTATGGATGATAATAAGATAGATAGAATTGGTATTAATATGGGTATGTGGACTGTTAGAGGAGAGAATGGGTATAATTTTAAAGAGTTAGATGAAGCTGATAGAAATACATTAGATATATTGTATCCAGGTGTTATAGATAGATTACCTATTGAATTTAAAACTAAGAGTGGTGAAGAAATAGAAGTTTATCCTAGTCATCATACTGATATAGATCATTTAAAAGAGTTTATAAATTTTTTACGAAATTGTAATGGTTTTGAAATAATATGATAGAAATAGCAATTTACAGTCTATTAGTAGGGATAGCAATAGGCATGTATATAACAACACAAATAGATAAAAAGTTATGATGAATAAATTAAAATACTATATAATAGCGTGGTTGCAAGGGAGAAAAGCAGCCACGACATTTGCTATAGAAAGGCAAATTGGTGATTTAAAGAAATATGATCGTAGAAAAGAAAGGTCATGGATATATTGGAATAATAAAATAATGACACCATGGAATTAGACGTTATTAGTGAGTGCTGTGATGCACCAACAAACTCAGACACACCTATTTGTACAAGTTGTAATGAATGGTGTGACTATTATTACGAAGAAGATTTAGAATAAATACTAACATTTAAAAACCTTAACAACATGTACAAAGTAAAATTTGAATGTGATTTACTAGGAGATCACACAGCAAATGTCCTAGATTTATGTGAAACAGATACAATTCAATTTAATAGTGCATTTGATGCAATTTTATTTATTGAGGATTGTACAAATGCAATAACTACGGTCGGGGAGATCATACCGTGGTTAGCCAAAAATGAGATATATTTTGAAGAAATGAGTCAACAAGCAAGACCATTCTCAGAAATGTCTAAAGATGCAGGCAATATACATTTAATAACAAACACAAATGATTTCAAACAATTAATTAAATAACATTAAAAATAAGAATATTATGGAAAATAATCTTAATAGTGGATCAATAGAATCCCTACAACCAGGCCAAACATTATTGATTGGTGCAAGACAAGTAAACAATGGCAAGATTCAATTAGAATTTGCAGAGAAAATATCTGCAAGTGATAAACCTGCTAATGCTTTATCTTTATTAAATGCTAGTGATAGCAGATTTAGCAGTGGTGCTAGAAGATCATGGACAACTGCAGAACCAGTTGATGCAACTAAAACATTTGGAGTAGATTTTTCTGAAGGAAACCAAGATTGGTACAGCAGTGAAAGAGGTATGCAAATGGATCTTAATATCTTAAACCCATTTGTTGCTTTAAATGGAACAGACTACAGATTTAAAATGAGAATTGTAGAAGTTACATCTAAAGAAGCTAATGAGTGGGAACTAGATAACGTAGAAAAAGCTGCTAAACGTGCAGGTAAAGATGGTGATTATATTACTCATAGTGGTGATTACATCTTCTCAAGAACAGAAATGGTTCTTGCTAAACCTGAGCAGAAAATAGTTCATACATTATTAGAGTCTGATACACAGACTACACAAACACCTGTAAATCAGGGGGTTACAGCTGATAAAGTTGTAGAGACAGCCGATGAATTTATAGTATAAATAAATTCTTTATAATACTTGTGTATTATAAATAAATTGTTTATATTTGCTTGTGTGATATTAGAGATAACAGATCTTAAATAATTTGTTGTTAATACAATCTAATTAAAAACCAAGCAAATGTGTGTAAGTAAGGGGGAACCAAAAGTTTCCCCTTATTTTTTCTAGTAATGTTTAAACTCTGCGTAATGGGACATATGAAATCTATTGAGCAAATGGTTCGAGACGGATCATTTGACTCTGAGTTTATGCCTTCTTATAAAAAGGCAATTGATAAAGATCAAAACACATTTATATTTGCAGGACAAAGGTACAATATAGAATACGGGAGAGCCGTAGTTAACTTTGTTATAAAACACAAAAACATATGATTTATTATATAGGAAATAAAGGTTTGTCAGCAGACATTAGTTGTTGTATTAATGCAACTACAGATTTTGCAGTTAGTTATCTAAAAGATAAAGAGGTATTAGGTGTCGATACAGAAACAGAAGGTATGGACTTTACTTCTAAGAAAATGATAATGTTCCAAATAGGTGATAAGACTCATCAATTTATATTTGATACAAGAGTAGCATCTATTGAACCTTTACGAGAAATATTAGAAAGCAAGAAAATCATTAAAATATTACATAATGCTAAATTTGATTATAAATTCATTAGAAAATGGGCTAATATAGAGCTAGTTAATGTTTATGATACATTTTTAACAGAAAGAGTGCTACACTGTGGTAAAAGAGGACCAAAATATGGGTTAAAAGACTTAGTTAAAAACTATTTTGATAAAGACTTGGACAAAGACACAAGAAATCAATTTGTTAAATTACAAGGACAACCTTATACTGATAAACAAATGCAGTATGGTGCTGAAGACGTAGAATATCTAATTGACATTAGATTAAAACAATTACCACAAATAGCAGATAAAAAATTAGAAGAGTTAGTTCAGCTTGAAAACATGGCTGTGCTAGCTTTCTCTGATATAGAATACAACGGATTAGATTTAGATCAAGAAGCATGGTTAAAACTTGACAATGAGAATGAAGGTAAAGCCAAAGAGTATTATCAAGATTTAGACAATGCAGTCTTACAAGATCCAAGATTAGAACCGTTTGTATTAAAATATGTTCAAGGAGATTTATTCACTGGACATGAAGAGTTGAGAAAAGTTGGTGTGAATTGGGACTCACCTAAACAGGTGTTAAGAGTCTTTAATGCGCTAATCCCTGAGTTAGAAAATGTTAATGGTAAAGAACTGTATAAGCATAGAAAATATGGCTTAGTTAGCAAGTACATACGATACAAAGAGTATATGAAGCTCTGTACATCATATGGTAAACCATTCTTTAAATACTTTAAGAGTGATGGCAAGATTCACACTAACTTTCATCAAATACTGGATACGGGGCGTGTAAGCTCTAGTGATCCTAATATGCAACAAATTCCTGCAAACAATGACTTTAGAAATTGTTTCATAGCTCCTGAAGGCTGGTCGTTTGTAAGCTCTGACTACACTAGTCAAGAGTTAAACGTCATTGCTTTTGGTTCTAAAGATCCTGTTTGGATACAAGCATTAGAAGATGGACAAGATCTTCACAGTGTATGTGCTGAACTAGTTTATAAGGAAAAGTGGAGTAAGGCTGCTGAAGACAATTGTGCTTACCTTGGGGGTAAGGTTAAGTGTGAATGTCCTCAGCACCAAACTCTCAGAAATAATGTTAAAGCAATTAACTTTGGTTTAGCTTATGGTATGGGTCCATTTAAATTAGCAGATACTTTACAAATTAGTAAACAAGCTGCTGTAGATTTAATAGATGAATATTTTAAAGCATTTCCTTCTATTAAAGGGTTTTTAGAAAAGCTTGGTAACTTTGGTAAACAATATGGTTACATTAAAACTTTTCCCCCATTTAATAGAAAGAGATGGTTTAGTACATGGTATCCACGAATTTGGAACAATAGATCTTCTATAATGGAGGTTGGTAGTATTGAACGTGCATCTAAAAATACTCCTATTCAAGGTGCAAGTGCAGACATGACTAAATTAGCGTTAGTAATTATTCACAAACATATTAAAGAGAATAATCTACCTGTTAAAATGGTAATGACTGTACATGATCAGATAGATACTATTTGTAGTAACAGCTACACTAAAACATGGAAAAAACAAATGACTCTATTAATGGAACAAGCAGCAAGAACTATAGTAACTAATGGACTATTGAAAGCAGATACACACATATCTAAAACATGGTCAAAATAATTTAAATTATGAAATACGAAGTAAGTAAAGGTCATCCTAGATATAAAGAAGCTATGCATATGATTGAAATAATGTGCAAAGCTTTAGGAACTAAAAAGGGTGAATTAAGAAATGTTACTAGAACTAGAAATCTAGTAGATGCTAGGCGTGTGTGCTATGTATTGTTAGCTGAAAGGCTACAAATGCCTACATTACATATAGCTGGTTATTTTGATAAAGACCATGCTACAGTTAGACATAGTCTTCTACAACATGATAGTTTTTATCAGTTTGATAAAGACTATAGAATACAATTTGATTATGTTAAAAGCATAGTAGATAAAAATGAATATGTGGAAGAAGATGTTTATGATGTAATTAATAATTTGTTATTAAGAGTAGAAATATTAGAAGGTAAATTAAAGAAAGCGTTATGAAATCACATTACACAAAGAAAATAAATGATTGGGAACTAAATATAGAATATAATTATATACCAGCTGAAGCTTCTACACAAGACTATCCAGGGGTGGGGAGTAGTGTAGAAGTGGAAGCTGCGTATTTGTTTGAGAAAGATATCTCAGATTTTTTGTATGAGTTTTGTCCCGATGAAATGTATGAATTAGAAAAAGAAATAACTGAATACCATGAAGATAATTAAAACAATGAGTAACTGCATAGAAATAAAAGATAGAGAACAGAAAAAAGCACTGAATGCATGGGCTAAAGCTGGATTTAAAGGATCTGTAATTGCAGGTACTGGATTTGGTAAGTCCCGTGTAGGTGTGTTAGCTGTAGGTGAAACCTTAAGAAGGAATCAAGCAGCTAGAGGAATAGTATTAGTCCCAACCATACAACTGCAAGAACAGTTTGAAGATGAATTTAATAAATGGAAATATTCAGATGTTCTAGATCGCGTTGATATTGTTTGTTATCAGTCTGCA